GTTTGTTTTCTACAACTTCGTCTTGTAATTCTATAAAATATTTTATTGATGTGCTAGTATTACTTAAATCAACGATATTAACTAAAGCTGCGTAAGCATTAACCTCTTCTGAAGTATAAATTTCAGATACTTCACACCCTTGATTATCGCCACTTGTTTTTAATCTAGTAACAGTTCTCCACGGGCTTTTATATTCTACAGACGTTTCATTACCATTAGGGCCATCTAACGCAACACCTACTATTCTTACACGTATTTTACCTTTAAAATCTTCTAGCTGCGGACCAAACTCACTACCGTATTGATCAGATGAAGTAAAAATTTTCTTATCATCAAATAAAAGGTCTGGTATACCGGTTGATGTACTTGTATCAGTAAAAACATTTTCATAATTAATTTCTATTCTACTGAAAGTTCTATAATCTGTTTTTATAAAATCAGGCGCTTCATTTTCTATAGCTAATATTTTGTATCTAGCTTTTTCTATAACAGCATTTTGTGATCCATGTTCATTTTTTAATATTAGATAAGTTTCTTCATCTAATTTATTTCTATCTACTGAAGGAAACGCTAGCCAAACAGTATCAACTTCTTCTTCAGCTTCGTACCATCTATCTAATATTAAGTTGTAATATTCATTAGAAGTTTCTTTTACATAATACTTTATGTATTCCATCCACTCTTCTGGCTCTGTTTCCCAATTTTGTTTTAATTTAAAGCTATTTGCAAAGTATGATAAACTTTTATCTACACTTACATCACCGGTAGTACCAGCATCTACATCAGTATTATAACCTCTAGCTATAACAGGCGTTTCTCTACCATACTCATCACCAAATACCATACCAAATTTATAATTTCTGATTGATTTGACTGATTTTTCTGGATTTAATTGAGTTGTTAATGGCTTTGATAGTAAAGTTTGTTCTAAATCAACTACTCTATCTATATTATATCCTTGCGTATAATTACCAAATACTAATCTACTAGCTGTTATCTCTTGAGTTTTAGCTGTTTTAGGTACATTATCCCAAGATCTTAATAATTGTTCATTAGAAAGTACTCTATGTATCATCTCTGATGAAAGAACTAAACTACCTGTAGTTTCGTCTTCTTGAACATTCCACTCTCTGTCTCTAGCTCTAGTTATACTTTTTATTATATAAACATTTTGATCATCAGTTGTTTTCCAAAGTATATCAACCATTTTAACATCAGTAGGTCTAATTGAGTCGTCTGGTATAAAATCTTTAATTATTAACTCCCTAACATTATTGACCATACCTACGTTATGACCTTTACTAGGTGTATATAAAAAAGTTCCTGGTAAAAAAGCTAATTCTGACCAAGGTGAAAAACTAGAGTACTCGTTATCATCGTATTGATATCTATAACCTACTCTACCAAATTTAGTTTCAAATAAAGGTCTTTCTTGTTCTATTTTAACTTGCCAGTCAGTAGGGTTTTGTATTATTAAATCTTCATCAACAAAAGTTAATTGAATTTCTAATTCACCGCTTTCAAACGAAACTACTCTAGCAGTTATAACTATTGGATTAGCTGGATTTTCTGTACTAGTAAATCTTAACACGTCATTTATTCTTACGCCATCAGGTATATCATCATTTGTTATAACTACCGTTTGACCTGCACTAACCTCTCCATTTACAGTAAAACCATTATAATCTTCTAAAGTAAAATTAACTAAAGTGTCTCTATCAGTATCTCTCATTACTAGTGTTGGTGGAGATATAGGAGCTTTTCTAATAACAGTAATATGTTCTTTTTTTATGTCAGAAGTTTTTAAACTCCACTCTAACTCGTTAGCTATAACTAACTCAGGTAGAGCATCTGTAGCTGTATTGGTTAAAAATAATTTTGTGTGTTTAGGATTTTCAAGGTAAGTGGTAGTAGATTGTACTAAAGCTAGATCATCTATGCTATTACCTAGTTTTGGAATTATTGTACCTTTTCTTGATCTAGTAATATTTATTTTTTTAGGCTCATTTTCACCATCTGTAAAAAATAGTAAATCATCTACTATGTTTATATTTGGTATTAATTTTTCATAGTTAAATTCTAATACTCTTTCAGGGTATATAAACTTAAAAGCGCTTCTGTAGCTTATATTACCAGCTTGCCACTCATCATATAAATCTACATTTTGTTCTGTAGCTAAAATTAAAGTATTTTCTTGTATATCTATTATTTCTACACCAAAACCACCATCAGAATTATAAAATAAATGTTCACCATCGTCGTTATAAAAGTAAACAATCATTCCAACTCTATATATAGAACCGTCTATTACGCCTAATTCATAAAAGCTTGAAGCTCCAGATATTATAACATTTAGACCTATTACGTCATACCATCTACCTGTAACACCATATTTATCAACAAATATTGGTGACGATCTTTCTTCTTCAACATCTACTTCAATTATGCTATCAACCCAGTGTTTTAATTGATTACCCACTGATCCAGGTTGTGGCGGTATACTAGATTCAGAGCCCATTATAGTTGAATATGATATTGAATCAAATCCATCTTCTGGTAAAGGTGCTGCTGCTAGAAAATAAGCTTTATTGTTTTTATCATCAGCAACGCTACCCACCATTCTAGTTCTTCTTTGGCTTGCGTAATCTATTGTATTAAAAGCTTGCCCTTGCGTACCACCTTCTACTGGATCAGTTCCTTTAATATTTTGAGCAGTACCAGCATCATCACCATCTGATGTTCTTACTTGTATATTTCTAGCATCTCTATATTCACCGTTACGAACTAACCTCTCATCGAGATCTTTGTTCATTTTACCGGCTGTAAATGTTCTTCTAATTTCCGGCATAATTACTTAATTTGTTTACCCATACCTTTAAGTACTTGAGTAAATTCTTCAATTTTTATATTTGATAATCTTATTTTTGCTTTTCTAGTTTCAGCAAATCTTTCTTTTTTATATCTTTGTACTAAATACTCTGGTATATTAGATCGCGTAGATAAAACGCCGTATGCTATATGTTTATAGCAAGCTTCTTCACAAAATTTATGTACTATCATTTCTGCATCAGTGCCTAAACCATCACTAACATAATGTAGTGTTATTGTTTTACCAGCTAATGCAGAACCAAACTTTATAACACCCCTTAAATTATCTATAAAATAACTACCGTTTATTTGTGAATGCTCTGGTTCTAATCCATATCTTCTACCTTCAGTAGATATTTCTATATCAGATGAATAGTTTATATCGTATAACTGATAGTCAACTGGAGTTTGTGATTCAAAGCTTTCAGACGTGTTACTAGGTGATTGTTCTATTATAGAATCTAATTCAGCATCTAAATCTGTGTCTTCAAATAAATAATCACCGTTATCATTTTGAGTTACGGCAAAAGGGCTTGATGTTTTTCTAGCTGGATATAAAGGTCTTTCTAAACCATCAGTACCTATTCTTACTACTTTTATGTAATTAACATAATCTTGAGGTAGTATCATAGATAATGTATTTGGTACTTCTATCTCTTGAGACTTAAAAGATCTTAATACATCGTATGATAACTCTTGTATTGCTCGCATAGCATGGAACTGTACGTCAGTTCTATTTGCTTTAGATATTATCTTACCTTCACCAACGTAAACATACATGAAGGCATTTATTATATTTTCTAAAGTAACAAACTGATAAGTACCAAAGTTATTACTATTATTATACTGATATTGGGTTTGATTGTCTAGTAATCCCATAATTAACTATTTTGTTCTTGTTTAGTTAGCTGCATACCTGCTGCTGCTGATTGTTGTACATCAGGCTGCTTTATTGTTAATCCAGATAGCATTAATATTCTATATACTAAATCTTCTTCTTCTGATTCGTGTAATTCAAAATTAATTGTAGCGCTACTATTATATAATGCTTTTTCCTTAACTACAACATAAGCCCAACTAGGTTGTGAAGGTCTTTTATAGTAACTTACTTCAAAAGATTCTTGATCAAATGTGTTATTAGAGTCAGTATCAGTGTCATATGTCGTAGAAGAAGGCGCTGGAAATATTGTTACTACACCAGAATCTTCTCTAACAAAAGTTGATCTAGTTAGTGTAGCTTTTAATAATGGATTATTCTCAGTATACGCAACTTGACTTTTATTTATTTGCGTTACTTTATTACCATTTCTTGTTATACCGATTAATTTGTGAGTATTTGTAGGAAGAGTTAAACTAGCTGTTGCTGTATTAACAGACTCATCTACGTGAAAAGGATGTAGCTTTTCTTCTAACATCTCTACTTCATCAGCGTAGTTCATCTGATTTTTTGGCTTACGTTCTGCCATTTTTATTCCGTGAAAGTAATTGTTGAATATTTCTAGTTGAGCCTTATCTGCGAATAAGTTAAATTCTTGCGGCGTTATATAACCTCTTTGCTCTTTATTAGCTAGAGCTAAAACTTTTTGATATACTCTATTTATATCTACTGCCATCTGTTTGTTTTTAAATATATTTTACTATAATATAGTTACATAATAAAGCGGAAGGTTAGCCCCTAAATAAAAATAGCCACCCAAAAATGAGTGGCTATTAATATTAGTTAAAAGATATTAATTAAATCTTTTTTCTATGTTTGAGTATATTTCCATACCTTCATCAGTTTTAAACCAATGTGCTAAGGCTGTATATGGATGCTCATCAAAAGGAACTGTCATTATTTTTCTATCATTAGATCCCCATATAAAATGTCTTTGATCTTTTGATAGTTTTAATATTCCTTCTTCAACAGCTTTAATACCAAAGTTTCTAAGTTGAACATTACTATCTTTAGCTAACTCTAAAAATAATTGAGGATTTCTTCTTGAAAATAATAATAAATCCCTTTTTAATTCTTTAGAATCCATTTTAGAAACAGCTGATCCTTTTTCTACTCTCATAATAGCTTCAGCTAAATTAATATCCATTTGCCTAGCCATTAATATAGCGTCTGCTTCTAATTCTAATCTATCTATTTGTAGTTTAGCAATTTCAACTGGTTTATGTTCAAAATAAATTTTATCTTTATCTGGATGGTATAAAGATAGTAGCTTTTGTAATACAGTCTTTTCTTTTGGAACAAAAAGGCTACCTGATCTAAACACTATATGTGATAATCTTTGATCTCCCTTCATTTCGTCTACAAACGGGGTTTTTTGATTAATAGTATGTTTTAGCTCTCTTTCGTACCCTTTTTCTTTATCAAACCAATATATATTAGCTGATCTTATACTTCTAGAGACAGGCTTTTGCCTACCTTTTAAATAATATAATCTATCTTTTATTTCCCAATTATTTTTTGGTTTAGCTTTTATCTCAGGAGCTTTAACCTTAGGTTGTTCTTTTACAACCGCTGTTTCTTCAACAGCTACTGTTTCTTCAACTATAGGTTCTTCAACCTTAGTTTGTTTTTTCTTTGCCATAATATAATATAATATAATTAATAAAAATATAAGGGCGATACTAAACCGCCCTTATAAATAAATAGTCTTACTTCATTAACATAAAGTTGTTTGCACCTTGAGTAATCAAACATCTTTCTGTTAGCATGTGAATTTGCATTGCATCTAATGCTGATGTAGCAGCTCCAACTGAACCAGTAGTCCAAGTTTTAAACTTTCTATCATCAGTAGCAGAAGCTCTAAATCTAACGTGTAAGAAAGGTCTTTTCATGCTTGAACCAACTTGTTGATCGTAAACAGTTGTTGTTCCAGCAGGAATCATAACACCTCTAATAGCGTTAGAACCAGCAGCAACGTTAATACCACCTCTTGTAGCTAAATCATTTAAGTATCTAAAATCAGATTTATAGAAATCATAAGAACCTCTTCTAAATCCTGAGAAACCTAAATTTAATGCCATATCTTCGTCGTTGTCAAACACCCCATAAGAAGTACCTCCAGCTCCGTAAGAATTCATTGAAGCTAACATATCATCTATTGCTAGAGACGTAGCTCTATTTACAAACATCATGTATTCTTCAATAGCACCTTGCTTATCAAACTCAGCTAAAATAGCGTCAAATTCAGCTAAATCAGTAGCAGCATTAACACCAGTTACACCAGATGTTAAGTTACCTCTTTGCTCAATAGCATCAAATAAACCTTGAGTACCAGTTTTAACGTCACCATTAGCGCTAAAAGCATCTTCAGTTAAATCTTCAACAGTAACAGTACCACTTACTGATCCATCATCAGTAATACCACCAGTTTTTGCTTCTAACATAGCCATTTCTATGTAATCAGTAAATCTAGCTCTTGTATCAGCTTCAGCTTTTAAGTACCAAAGATATCCACTTTGACCCATTTCAGTAGAAACTTCTACCCAACCAATTCTAGAAGCGTCTGATCCAGATACTTCGTAGTAATCTTTCATTATAATTGGTTTATTTGTAAAAGACTTGAATTTAGGTTCATTAGCACCTCTTGAATCAGCAGTTGCTGTAGCAGTTGCTACATCAGCAGCTAAAGAGTAACCAGTTCCTTTTTGAAATTCAGAACCATATACTAATATAGTGATAGCATCGGTATCTTCAAAATTTGCAGCATCTAAAGAAGCTACTCCATAAGGAGCTACTTCAACAGCAGCAGAACCTGCAATAGCTTCAGTAACTAAACATTTTACTACACCAGCAGAACCAGCGATAATAACAGTGTCGTTTGTACGAATACCATGAGTAGTAGTTAATGCGTTTCCATCAATGTCTTTTTCGATAGCTATAAGACCACCTGATACTATAGTACCACCAGCTTTTGTTGTTACAGTACCAGTATAAGATAAATGTAATCTACCTTGCTCTGACCAAACCACTTGGTCAGCTGTCATAGATTCCTCTGCTCCTACTTGAGCTAAGAAACCAGAAATTGTTCGAGGCCCAAAAACCTCAGCCTCTCTCTCCATTAAATCTGGAACGTACTGTTGCGCCCAACCTTGGTTAGCTGTAGAAGCTAAATCAAGATAATTTGATGAAAGAGTTGTTTGTTGTGGAGCGGGTACGCTATTCAACAAACTTCCATTTGTAATTGCCATAATTTATAATTTTTTTAAGTTAATTTTTCTTTTTACTTCTAATTTTAAAAGATCTGTTTTTAATATCAGAAGAAGATTGACCTAAAACCCTATACTTAACACCCCCAACATTTGTTTCGCCGTGCGTTTTTCTAGGTTCTAAATTAATATTTTTATCTCTAGCAACTCTGTCTTTGATTGCGTCAGCTTTACCTTGCTCGTAAAAATGTCTAGCAACGGCATCAGCATTCATAGCAGTATATAAAGATTTATGATAACCCGCTGTGTCTTCAATAGTTGTATTATCTTCGCCAACAAACTTATTAACGAAATTATTAAGATCACTTTGAGTTGTCTTTACTTTATCAACGTCTTTAACATTAAACCTATATTTTTTATCTCCGACATTATATTCAAAACCTTTGAAATCTTGTCCAAAGAAACTATTAGTTTTATTTAAAAACGTTCTTTTGCTTTTAGTAGATAACTTCTTCTGCTCTTCAGAATCTTTGTTATATTTATGATAAAAATTAATTGCTTCTTGTTGCTCTTGTGTCAACTTAGAACCAGATTTAATTTCTTCATAGTACTTAGACTTTTGCCCGTCTAAATAGGCTCTAGCCTCGGCAACTTGCTCTTTGAGGGCTATCTTTTTTTTACGTATTTCCTTTTCATCATCAACACTGTCATCAAAACCAAAATTATCTTCTAAAAGAAAACTTCTTTCTTCTGGTGTTAAGTGAGATTTAGTACTTCTGTAGTACTCATCTAATACGTCAGAGTCGTCCATATCTTTGGTTTCTCTGTTTAATTTTACATAGTCATTTAAATCACCGCCAGTTTCGTTCATAAACTCTACTAACTTTTGTACACCTTCTGGCAAAGGCTCTCCAGTTGCTTCTGATTCAGCTATTGCTTCTTCAACTACTTCTTGTACTTCTTGTGTTTCTTCCTCTGTGACTTCTTCCATTACTGGTTGTTCAGTTTCAACTGTTTCTTCAGTAGGTTTTTCGTCTATGTTTACTTTTGTTATATTGTCCTCTTTTTCAACTTGAGGCGTTTTGTCTAAATCTATTTTAATAACATCTGGATCATCAGCGCTATCAAACTTAGATTCATCTATTTCTTCTACAACCTCTTCAACGGGTTGCTCTTGATTTTCGTCTGTTGTCTCTTCAACAGAGTCAGTTACTTCTTCAGTAACTTCTTCATTTAGTTCTATCATAATAAAATTTTATAAAATATTAAATATTAAAGTTGGATGTCTCCCATGTTCGCTCCTCCCGTAAGTATATCATTACCAGACGATTCGAACTTTTTAAGATCTTCACCCTCTTTTCTTTTGTCTATCATTTGCATTTGACGAGCAGCTTGTTGGTCTACTCTTTGATCTTTTCTATCTTCTCTCTTAGCCTCCATTTGACCGCTATTCTGCATTTTCATGCCTTCTAATTTAGAATTTAATTCAAACTCAAATTGCATTAATTCTTTTTTAGCTTGAACTTCAGCTTGTAGATATTGTGTTTTCAATTGACTTTTAGTTTGTTCTATCTGCGCATCAATTTGCATTTTTTGTTGGTTCTTTTGCATCTCAGCTTGAGCAGCAGCTTGTTGAGCTTGTGCATTAGCTTGAGATTGTGCTTGCATATTTTGTTGTTGTATCTGTTGATCTCTTTTTTGCTTATCTTTTCTTTTTACTTTTAATAATTGATTAGCAAGTTTTAAGTTTCTAACATTACGTAAATCAATAGCATCATCTAAATCTATTAGTTGTTGGGCTAATGCAGCTTGTATATTATTTTCTAATAATTGCTTTTCTTCTTCATCTGGCATTAATTCTATAAATATACCAAAATCATAAAGGTGTAAGTTTTTCATTTCATCTAGTGTGGCAACATTGTGTGCGCCTAGTGCTCTTATAAAAGCATCTTTTGTTGGCGAGTACTCTATTATATCTGCTATACGTAGTGACAAACACTCAGCAACTTCAGCTGTAATAAATAACATAGACTGTAATACGTGTCTAGTTGCTGTGTTAGAATTAGCAGCTGCAATTTTTTGCACACCAACTAAAGCGTTACGATCAGGTGTGCTAGCATCTCTTGCTTCATTTAATCCGGTTACATCACGTATCATTTGTAGATAATAGTTGTAAGTTGAAATTAAACTTTGTAGTTTACCACTATTTACACCATTACTTATTTGTTGTATAGGTACTTTACCAGGATTCATATCTCCGTCAGAAGTAAAACTCCTACCTATAACACTACCTGTTTGGAAGAACATGTTTAAAGCTTCTTGTGGATTATAGTTTGTTCCATTACCTAAATCTATTTCAGCTAAACCATCTGCATCCATATAAACACCATCTGGTACCATACGAGCCATTACTTGCTGTAGCTTTAAATGGGTTAATTGAATCATATCAGCAAAACTTGTTATTCTACTAACTATTGATTCAATTCTACCTTCATACATTCTAGGTGCTACAATTTGGTAATTCATTTTAACTCTACCAAAGTCTGAGTCACTTCTCATCATATTAGGACACATTTGCCATCTTAATATTTTATCTGAGCCTACTATGTAAACACCTTCGTATAAAGTTTCTACAACTCTCTCTAATTTTTCAAAATCTCCCTCCATGTCAGAAGGTGGATTAAACGTATCATCTTTCTCAATTATCTTATCACCACCTGCTGCAGTTGACTTTAATTTATAAACATTATTCATATGTGTTTTGTAATTAAAATACAAAACTTGAACTTTGTTTTTATCTCTGTTAGTAACGTAATCTAGTGGGTAAGAATATTTATCTAATATATCTTTTATATCAGATTCAGTTAATTCTGGAAATTCTTTTACTAATTCATTAATTGGTACTTCTTTCATTTCACCAATATAATACAAATCTTCAAAGTAAGGTGATTCAGTATGTGAATATACTAAATCTGTAGGATCTACATATTGAGCTTTAGCTCCATCGCTAAAATCAAATGTAGTTTTAGTGGCACCAATACCAAGTACTGTTAAATCGTATAAAACTCTTCTTCTTATTAAATCGTAATCACTGTCTTCTAGTAATACGTTTATAGCTTGCTCTTCAGCTAGCTCAACAGCTTGTTTATAACTAAGCTGCATATGTAATGCTAACTCTTGCTCTGTGTCTGGTAAAGTTTCAGTATCATTTTCTCTTAAGTCCATGCCTAATTGCTCTGATACCATTTTATCAAAATTTTTAGCACGCATATCACGTAACATAGATTCCATGTACTCTGTACGTTTGCTAACTCCATAAGCATCTTGAGAAAAACAATTTATTTCGTAATTTCTTTGTGCCATACCGTTTACTACAATATCAACAAATTTAGGTATAATAGGTACTGGCTTCCAGTCTAAATTTAAATAAGATAAATCACCATTTATAGATAATTCATTTTTATATTTTTGTATAGGCTGCTCTCCTCTTGCGTATAATCTTAGTGTGTGAAAATTGTTTTTATGACTATTGTATTTAGATGTAGTACCTGAAAACCATTCGTGTCTTATTGCTCTTGCTACTTTTAAACCATAGTCCTCACTTAGTTTCTCTAAATCGCTAACAGCTTGTGATGGAAAATGTATGGAGTGTTCTGATCTCATATTTTATTTTTAATTATCTGTGATGAAAATCCTTTGTTATTATATTTTGATATATGTAAGTTTAATGGTTCTTTTTTACTGTTTGGATTAGGTCTGTATAAATGTCTGTTACAAGCCATTATTGCTAAACCAGAACTTATAGAAGCATCATGCTTAGTTCTTTTGTTTATATCAAACTTAGACCAATCGTTTAAAGTTTCGTTAAAATACATAGTACCGTAAGTACCGTCTTGTAATAAACCAACGTGATCGTTTATGTACATTTCAATAGCAGCTGCATGAGACTGTTTTATATCTTCACTTGAGTTAGGTATTCCACCAACTTCTTTTTCTGCTACTGATAGCTTATTCCAAACTTTATCAGGTCTGTTCATACTAAAGCCTCTATATCCTCTTCTTCTTAAATAGTATAACAGTCTTGGTTTGTTATTCTCAGCGAGTAACGGCATACCGTAAAATACTAATGACATTAAAACATCTTCAAAAAATATTTCAGCCGTTTGTGGTCTTGCTATATATTCAAGGAAAAAAGTGTTTGCTGGAGCGTCTTCCATTGAAAACTTTGTTAATCCGTGCAAAGCACCTTTTGAACCTCGTTTATCTACTGTTCCAGATATATCGTATGAGTCACATCCAAATGCACCCATGTGTTCATTACCTGGATATTTTATGCCATTTTTAATAATAACATTATTTTGTAATTTACCACCTGGTACCCAACTTATTTTAAATCTACCACCAGGATCTGGATTAAAAGTAACTAGTGTATCTTTTTTACCGTTTAACCATTGAAAGTTTCCAGTTGTTAATACTGATGAGTTTCTGTTACCTTCGTTATAATCTATTTGCTCGTATATTTTTATAAGATTAAATAAACTATTTTTCGTTTCATCTCTAAATGCATGTTCTTCAGTTCTTGGAAACTGACGATAAAACTCATTCAAAGCATCTTGATCACCTTTTAAACCTTGGGCTTCATTATCCCAATGTTCTATAACACCTTGATCTATTTCTAATCCGTGTGGATCAAATGCTTGTTTTCTAGGAGCATTGAATACAGGTTGTCCGTACTCGTCGATGAAACCTTCGTAATTCCATTCCATAGGAATAAACAAAGAATATAATCCTGACTTAGTCTGTCCATTGCGATTTCGTTTTGTAACATCTGAATCATAATATAAGTTTTTAAAATTATCACCTACTCTACTACCTAGTCTTAAACAAGTTTTTGTAACTCTCCAGTTATTTTTTATATTATCGGGTCTTTCCCACTTACCACTTTCATCGTGTACTAATAATGAAAGCTTTTCACCGTCATAACTATTATCACCTGTATTTTTCCAGTCTATAGTTGTATCTAGTCCTTCAACATCATCCATTTCCTCACGCTCACGTATTTTCTTACGAGTAAACTTCTTAGCTGGAACTCTATATGCAAGTTCGGACTTTGGTCGGTCCATACCATCTTGTATCGGTTTAAAGAAAAATGGATAGTTGAGACTTATTGGTACAACTTTATCTGTAAACATTTTTTTAGCATCTGCACCTGTTTTTGATAGTATACCAAATCTACTATCACTTGCTAATGTAGCTTGATTAACAGTTTCAGCTGAACTCATAAATGAAAAACCAGAACGTCTATTTTTTAAGTAACACATTC